TCTCAACTTCAGGAAAGTTTGCCAATAAAAATCTAACAGCTTCAGCAGGGCTAGAAACAGCCGCTTCAAAATATGGTTGTCCTAAAAATTTTCTTAATCTTCCATAAATTCTAATTTTTTTAAGCTGCATATCTATAAACCCCTCTAAGTGCTTTTTGATATTTTAAATCAAATAATTCGCGGCAACTCAATCTTCTAATATTATGATTCAAAATCATATTATCACCTATATAAACAGCAACATGATCTAAATTTTTTGTGACAGTTTCAAATAATAAAACATCACCTATTTGTATATCGTCAAAATTATCTTGTTTTACAAAACCTGTTATAGGTAAACCACGCTCAAACAATGGATCATTTAAAAAATCTTTTATTCTTTTTGGTCTTTCCCAAATTTTCAAATCAATATTTTTTGTTTCTTTGTACCAATCGTGAATAATTGACCAACAATCATAAACGCCCCAAATAAAACTACGACCAATCAAAGAGGGCGCTTTATATCCACTAGGTTCAAAATTATGCCATTCTTTATTTTCTACGCTGTATATATACCAAGGCAAGCCAAGATGTTCGCAGCTTGCTTTGTCATTATCTGAAGGATAACAAGAACCGACAGGGTGACTATGAACAATGCCAATAATTTCGCCTGTGTCTTCACATTCTGCCCAATCATCAGGGTCAATAACAAAATATTCAAATCCACTTTCTGCAATATTTTTACAAGGCCAATAAGTTTCTTTACCTTTTATTATCGCCAAAAGGCCGCAAGATTCTTTCGGCATACATTCTTCAATATGTTTAATGGCTTCATCTTTCCAAGTCATTGATTAACAAAAGTACCTACGCCGGGAAAATCTTTGCGCGTAACTTGGCGCTTTGGCGCTCTTATATTCATTAAGTCTAAAGCGGAAACAAGTTCAAATTGCACAATGTCTCTATTTTCAACAATTTTACGATCAATAAAATAAATTTCTTGTGGAAGCTCTGCTGTTGTATCAGGTGTACCAAAAGGGTTTTGATTTGAAGGAAAATTTGCTGCGTCTAAAAATTGGCTTAAAGTTCTGATGCGTACAAATTTTGCTCCCTGTAGGTCGTTAAATGGCGTTGTTGCGTTCACTGTTGCCATCAATGCCGTAATAGTTCCTAGAATATTAGAAACTGTTATGGTCGGGCGTGGCAAAGAACCACGTCCAGAATATTCAAATCCTTCCGCTGATATTGGAAATTTTGTATATGTATTACCCTGCCAAATTATTGAAGCGTTACTATTCATCCCGACCCCAGAATGAAATCTTGTGACATCTGTTGAACCATGCAAGGCAGAAACTAAAGTCAATGTATATAGCTCAATAATTGACTTATTAGATAATTTTTGAAGTTCTTCTGTAGGTAAAGCCATCAGGGTTCGAATACTTCTCTAAATGTACAATTTAATGTTGCCCTGTTATTAAATGGTATTGTTTTCGTCCATGATTGGCAAACAAATTTGCCTGCGCCTGATAAAGTCACAGAAACGTTTCCGCTGTTTGTGGCGCTTGCGGCAGCCGTTACAGTAAATGTATTATCGTCCGCCGTTGTTGCAATAACAAAAGAACCATCAACAGCAGAACCAGAAGTGTAATCAATGGTTACGACATCACCGATAGCAAGGCCATGATTTGAAATAGTTATTGTCACAGTGGTAGATGATGACTGTGAATAAGTTCCTGTTTTTGTAAACCCTTCGCCGGGCGGTGTAAATGTAAAACTTTCTTGATCGTTTACGCGACTTCTCAAAAATCCTTCTATTACATCAGATTGTTCTTCAGAAATATTAGCAAAAACAAGATCATATACTTTTGGATCTTGTGTCAAAGGTAAACCAAAAAGCGCCCTGAACTCGTAACCATCGCCAAGGTTAGTTGTTCTGATTCTCGGTGCGCTTGTTTTTCTCATTCCGTAGGTCGGAGAGATACTTGGAAAAGTTGCCATATTACCTTGTTAAAATACCTCCCGGCCTTTTTTCTTTGATAAGTTGAGCCTGAACAGCGGCACCGATAGCAGCGCCCAAAGCTTGCGCGTCTGCATTGTTTCCAGAAACAGAAGAACCAGAAGCATCTACGTTTACTGTAACCATATTACTAACAGAACCTCCGCCGAGATTATCATTTGGAATTATAGTGCCTGCAACTTTAGGAACGAATAGTTCCGGCCCTCTCTCGCCCACAATTGAAGCTTTACCGACAGGCGGGCGACCACCATTAGCAAACAAACCGCCAATAATACCGCCTAGGAAACCGCCTAAACCTTTGCCACCACTTTTCTTAAAATTATCTCCAAAACCACTTAATAATCTATCAAGTTGAGCATCAATAATTTTATCCCTTATTCTATTTAAAACATTTGTCATTGCTTGCCCGAACGATTGTGCGCCTGTTATAGCTTCGCGTAAATTATCTTTAATACTGGTTTCTATTTCTTGCCCGATCGATTCAAATGCTTCTTGTAGTTTCTTAGCTTCATCTTTGCTTTTTTTAATTAAATCTAATTTTTCTTTTAAACCATTTGTAATTTTTAATTGTGCGATTAGTTCTGCGGCATCTTTATCTTTAAAATCTTCTTTTATCTGTTGAATTTGTTGATTCAAACTAAATTCTTCTTCTGTTTTTCCACCAATCAATTGTCTAAGTTTAAATTGTTCTTTTTGAAATTTAATTTGCATTTCGTTAAATTTTGCTATTTTATTCTCTTCTTTTACTCTGTCTTTAAATCCTTTTTCAATTAATAAATCTTTTTCCTTAAGTTTTATCTCTTCTTTTAATCTTTTTATTTTTGCTCTTTTAAATGCAGTACCTCTTTTTGATTCTTCTAATTCTGCTAAAGCTAGTTTTTTTGTTGCAATAGCATTTTCAATCAAAGCAATAGTGGATTCTTCTGCTGATTCTGTAATTCCTTTAATATTATTATCAAATTCTTTTGCAGCTTTTGCACTAGCTTCAGCGGCATTTTTATTGTCAATAAATTTTGCCGCTAATGTACCTAAAGCAATGACAACTAATCCAATACCTGTTTTTGCGAGTGCAAGTTTAAATGCTACGGCTGCCGCTGTTGCTTTTGCAAATCCACCGGTAGTTAATAAAGTCGCTGTTGTCGTTGCCGTCAGTTGACCCTTGGCAAAAGCGGCGGCAAGTTGCATGCCTATAAAATTAGTTTTTAATGCTATTATTTGTGCTGATAAAATTGGTACTACAATGCTTATTCCTTTTATTGCAGCAGTAGCAGCTAAAAGAGTTAAAGTTACCTGACCCGCACCAGAATTAACAAATTCTGTAGTTGCTTTTGTCAGATTTGTAATTGCTTTTATGACAGGTAAAATAGCAGGGGCTAAACGATCTCCAAAAGCTCTTGATAGGTTTTCGGTTTCATTACTTAAATTTTTAAATACTTGCGTTGGATCATTTTTTAACAAAGCTGCTAATGATGCGCCCCCCTCTGTTTCAATCTTTTTTAATGCTCTTATAACAACGCCACTTGTAATTTTACCTTCACTACTAAATTTTTTAAGTTCGCCGACAGTTGTTCCAAGTTCATCTGCAACTGGTTTCAAAATTGTTGGTATTTGTTCCGAGATACTTCTAAATTCATCACCTTGTAACCTTCCAGAACCTAACGCCTGCGCTAATTGTCTAAAAGCATTAGAACTTTCTATTGCGGAAGCTCCCGCTAATTTGGCTGCTGTATTAAAACCGAAAAATGTTGTTTTTATATCTTCAACGCCCACTCCTAAAGGTTGTAATCTTGCTGTTATATCTGTAATTCCTTCAAGTGCTTCTGTTGCACTTAATCCAAAGGCTCTTTGAGCTTGAGCCGCTAATTCTTGAGATCTTGCAAAAGTGCCTGAAGCTTTTGTTAATAATCCTAATCTGACATTTAATTTTTCAAAATTTGCAGATGTACTTATAGCTTGCTTTGCTAAAACACCTATGCCAATCCCTGCAATAGCTGTTTTTAATCTATTAACACCCGCGTTTAATTGTGTTGTTTGATTCTGTACGCCTTTTAATGCGCTTGTGGCTTGCGTTGCATTTACAGTAAGTTTTACATTAGCCTGTGCCACAAATAAAAAAAGACTTTCTTATATCTTACCTTCTATTTGCTTTTTGACGATTAGATTCTCTTTTTTCGTTTTCATATTTAACTTCATAGTATGCAGCCCAATATATAAGCTCTTCTTCTGATAAAGAAGTTCTTAGTTCATAAAGTGTTTTACTTAATTCTGTTGCGAGGAAAAACTCGAAGTTTAGCCAGTTATCCCCTCTTATTCTTTTTTTGCTGTATCTAAATCAAGTTTTATATCATGTAAAAATAATTCAATTTCATTTAAAACTTTTTCAGGTAATTCTCTTTGTAGGTTTGGCGCGTCTGCCATGCTGAAAGCCTTTGTACCATCTTCTAGTTCTGCCATTTGACAAAGAAGTTGTGTTGATACTGTTAAGGCTTCGTCTGTGCCTGCTAGCTCCTGTGCGCGTTTTCTATCATGCCTAGTAAGTGGCGGAAAATATAAATCAACTATTTTTTCTCCTTTACTATTTTTAAATTCATATTTTCTTCTAGTCGTCATTTCCTCCTTAAATGTTTCTGTAAGGAGATCAAT